CAAGAAGAGGGCTCTCATTGTTGAGAATTCGCTGGAAAAGTTGGCGACCCTCTACATGAAGCTGATGCAAGCTTACGATGCAACCCATCTCACTGATGTTGAAGGGAAAAAGTTCATCGCTGAACAATTTACCCGACAATATGTTGTCAAGGTGGACGCCCATTCAAACAGCCCCATCTTCATGGAAGACATGAGGTCTCTCGCGTTCAACCTGTTTAAGGCTCAAGCTATTGACAAAGAGTCTTTGATAGATATGCTCGATCCACCGATGAAACAGATGCTCAAAGAGAAGCTGAAGAAGGCGGAACGTATGAAAGCCCTTCAGCCTCCTCAGCCCGAACAAGGGAAAAAGTCTGGTGGCTAGTCAAGGTCAAGTCACAACCGGGGATCAACCGCGCGCTACGGGGCGCGATGTCTCTATGACTCAAAAACCTGCCTCTATGCAATACCGGGTCTCTAATGTTAAAAATATGGCGGGCCGTCAGCCGACGCGTCCAGATAGACCCATGAGGAGAGCGTAATGTACAAGTCCGTAAAGCGGTCTCGTCGTAGCCGCCGGAAGTAATTAGTTTTGGGGACGATCACACCAGCAACAGGAGGCGTGAATGCGTCGTAAGGGTCGTAAGTCCAAGCGCTAATGAGTTCCCGCAGTAGCGGGCGCTCGTTACTCATTTTTCCCCCCCTCTAGCTATGGAGGCGCACATGCGTCGCAAGGGTCGTAAGGCTCGTCGCTAACTAACATACGGGTTAGTCCCGTATAGCGACCAAAGAGCGTTCTGAGGAGGGGCAGAACTAAAACAAACCCCTCCCTTGACATTTGTTTGGGTTTCACAGCAGATGTCTGTGAATAGAGGTAAATCACATGGCTGATCAGGATATTATGGCTCTGATGCAAAGCCAACAGGACGGCGCGCCGCCTCCTGGGGCTGGTCCTGCTATGAGCCCTCCCCCCATGCCTTCCCCGATGTCAACGCCCGAACCTAAGCAGGGCCAACGGGAAGCGGCGATGATCAATGTGAGCATGGCTCTTGATCTGATCGAACAGTCCCTTCCGGCCATTGGCTCTGAGACCCCCGAAGGTCAGAGCTTGATGTCCGCCCTCTCTAAGCTCTCTTCTGTGCTCGGCCCCAAAAAACAGAAGACCAACGAGCTTCAAAGCGCCGAAATCCTACAGCTTCTTCAGAATTTGCCCCAGGCGGGCGGCGGTTCACCGGTTTCGCGCGCGATTGCTGGTGGCCCCCCGAACCTTGGCCTTATGGGTCCACAGCCACCCGCAATGCCTCCCGGCGGAGCCCCGGCAGGTGGACCCCCCGCAATGCCACCGGGTATGCCACCTGGCGGCGCACCGTCACCGATGTAAGGAGAATACAATGGACGTGTTCAAGCCTCGCGGCGCTTCCAAGCCCCGCAATCCGACTACCGATCAGCAGCAGAACGGCGTGATTACCAATCCGCCTCGCTTTGCCCACATGGGTGGGCTTGCTGGCGCTTCCAAGATTGGAAGCAAGAACCAGTACGGCATCAAGCCGCCGGGTGATGGCAAGAAAGTCATCTAATACCAAAGGGGACGTAAATGGCATCGCTTGAAGACCTGACACCTGAAGCCCGAGATGAACTTGCAGCGCTCGCTCGCGAATTGGCTGATAACCCGGCCACTCGCGAGGGGTTTCTTCGCCTGACGAAGACTGCTCGTCCTAACATGCCAATCGGTGAGATTGACCTGAAGGATGATATGTCTTCGCGGTTTGATGTAGCCCAGTCTCGCATGGAGCAGCTTGAAGGCAAGCTTCGTGAGAGGGATGCGCTGGAAGAACTTGAGCGTCGTCGCAACAAGCTTGTTCGCGGCAAGGGCGTCAAAGAAGAAGACATTGCGGAGATTGAGAAGATCATGCTGGAAAAGGGCATCACTTCTCATGAGTCTGCCGCAGACTACTACAATTGGATGCGCCAGGCGGCAACGCCTACGCCCCAAAAGATGTTCAGCCGGAACGTGATTGACGACGCTGCTCAGAACACCCTGAAAAGGTTTATGGGCGGTAATCATGTGAGGGCTGCGCGTGAAGTCGCGGCAGAAGCGTTTAACGAAATCCGCAAAAGTCCAAGGCCAATTGGTCTTTGAGGGTGTGACGGGGACGAGTGTCACTTTAGAAACGATGAGGTAAACTATGGCAATCGGTGGCGGCATTCTCCCCACTACGGGTAGTAACCAGTTCACAGAACTGACTTACGTTACCCGTCGCGCGTTCATCCCCAAGATGGTCGTGCAAATCTACAACTCAACACCGCTCATGGCGGCGCTCATTGCTAATAGCCAGACGGCTACGGGCGGTGTGTCCTCCGTGACCGTTCCTGTTCAGGGTGCTCAGTTTGTTAACGCTCAGTGGTCGGACTACAGCGGCTCGTTTGCTCAGCCGTCCGTCCAACAGGGCGCGTACAACGCTGAGTTTACGCTTAAGCTTATGATTGCTCCCGTGCCCTTCCTCGGCATGGAAGGTGCGGTTCAGCAGGACCACGCGATCATCCCCCTCATTGAGGCTCGCATGAACGATGCGACCAACGTGATGATGGATGCGATGGCGACGGCCCTCTACACCAACACCACCAACACCCAGCAGTTTACCGGCCTCCCGGCTGCGGTGGATGACGGCACTGGTACTGCCACCTACGGCAATATCACCCGTTCTTCGACTGTAAACCCCTGGTGGCGCTCGAAGGTCTACGCTGCTGGATCGGTCAACCCGACCCGTCAGAACGTCCTTCAGTACATCTCCGGCACCGTCAAGTACGGCGCGGAAGTGCCCACGTTCGGCGTTTGCGGTTTCGGCACCTGGACCCTGCTTGCGCAGGACTACGTTGGTCAGGAACAGTATGTCATCACTCCCGGTTCGGGATTTGATGGCGACTCGAATGGTCCGCAGGCCGGTTTCCGCGCCCTCATGGTCGCTGGCGTTCCGATCTATCCCGACCCGTATTGCCCCGAGGGTACTCTGTACCTTCTCAACACCAACTACCTCTCGCTCTACATCCATGAGCAGGGTCAGTTTGTGTTCACGGGCTTCGAGAGCACCCTGCCCAATTGGCAGATCGGCTACGTCGGCGCGGTCATTAACATTGCAGAGCTTGTTAACACGAAGCCTAAGTCGATGACTAAGGTGACTGGTTACAACTCTCTTAGCCTCTGAGGAGAATGACCAATGTCTCTTGCTCTTAACAAGATCGTTCTTGCGAACGCGGTTGCCAACACGGCTGGCGCTTACTTTGAGCCTGTCGTTGTTTCCAACGTCGGCGCGGGTAACGCGACTGCAATGATCAACTCGCAGTACATTCCCGCTGGCCTGTACGTTTATCCTTCGACGGCCAACGTGGTCATTGAGTTCAACTACTACACTGGTAGTGCGAACGCTTGGACCACGCTTGTTGCGGCGAACACAGTTGCCCCTGTTCTGGTTTCGGACGGCTATAGCGTTCGCGCTAACGCCTCTACCGGCACTCAGACGGTCACGCTGTTCACTGTCAACGGCGGTCAGGCGGCTACGGGCACCTACAACGCAACTTGAGGTGACACATGGCTAATCCTGATGCAGTAGGCCAAAATACCCAAGACGCTTTTGGCAATTTTCGAATTGCCAAGGCTCAGAACGTTCTTCTGTCGGCTACGGCTAATGCTGTAGGCATCATGCCTGTCCTTAACGGCGGCATGGGCGGTTCGGGTGGCTACATCCTTCGTCGTATTGTGGTGTCTAACCTCTACAATACGGCTGGCGGTTCTGTCCCCAGCGCGGCAACTGCAAACGTAACCGTTGGCACTTCTAACGATGGTGCTAACTTGGTGACGGGTACAGTGACGTTGACTAACCTGACTAACGGCACCAGTTTTGTTGACCTGACGCTGAATGCCAACACTGCGGCTATCGTTTTCAATGCCAACGCGCTCTTTGTGAACGTGACGGCGAATGTGGCGAATACGGCTTGCCAGGTGTCTGTCTACGGCGACGTTGTGAGCTTCTGATGAACAATGTTTGGGTGGTAAACAAAACGGATAAAGAGTTAACAAGCCAATGGCATGGGAAGCCTTACAGTTTTCCCCCATCCAAACCGGTGGAAGTGCCATACGATGTTGCTCAAAACCTTTTTGGGTATCGCCTAGACGACAAGTTTGAGTTTGTAGTTCGCTTTGGCTGGACAAAAGACTCGAATGATTTGCCGCAGGCTTATGAGCGACTTTCTAAGTTCGAAATCACTGAGCACCGGCCAAAGGACTATCGCGCAACGTCCCCAGCGGTAGACCAATTCCCCGTTCCAGTTCTTGACAAACTGGAGCGGGGAAAAGGGACGCAGGCAGCCGCATGATGTGGGGCGTAAATGACCACGCTACAAAGCTACATCACTACAGTGCGAAGGCTGCTGCATGATGCCAATGCTAACTTTTGGTCTGACCAAGAACTGACGAGCTACATCAACGATGCTCGTAACAGGCTTGTTCGTGATACCGGCGTAAATCGCAAAATTCAAACCAGCACGGTTGTTCAGAGCCAAGAAGTGTACGATTTTTCGGCACTCCCTGAAGGGTCGCTGACACTCGACATCGTGAACTTCAATCTATATTGGGGCAACTCTCGCGTTCCCTTGCGCTATCAGCCTTGGACGCAATTCAATAGCCAATTGCGGTATTGGCAAAACTATATTGGCCGCCCCATCTGCTACTCGATTTATGGTAGCCAAAAATTCTACGTTGGACCGGTTCCAGATCAGACCTACACCATTGAGTTAGACACCATTGTTCAACCGATTGATCTTGTAAATTCCAGCGACGTTGAAACCATACCTTTGCCCTACACAGACCCTGTTCCTTATTACGCGGCAGGAACGGCCAAGTATCAGGAACAAAGTTACGGCGAAGCGGAAATCTTTAAACAGGAATATTTGAAGAAGGTCCAGAACGTTTTGGCAACTTCGTTCCAGCGCCGGATACCGGACGTTTACAGTTCGGGGTACTGACATGGCGACGTCACCTGAACAGAAAAAAAACTATCAAGTTGTCAAAGCGTTTAAAGGGCTCAACACGCGCCCTAACAGAACTGCGCTTGAGAACGAAGAATTTGCTTGGCTTGAGAATGTCCAGCCAATTGGCTTTGGCAATCTTAAAGTTGTAGGGACGTCTTCGACCATACAGGCGAGCGGATCAGATGTCGCTTGGGCCAACACGGTTGCGTCTCTCTATAGCTGCAACATCAAAAATGTTGACTACATCGTTGCGTTTGAAGCTGATGGAAGAGCCGAATATCTAAATTTGAACACCAGCACCAAGGGGACGTTGGCTACTGCGGGAACATTCAGCGCATCCGGCGTTCGAATGAAACAGTGGAAAAATGACCGCGCCATCATATCTGACCCTTACAAAGGGTACTTTACTTGGGACGCAGTTGATCTGATTTCTGTTGGATCGGTTGGCTCTGTTGGCATTACGGCAACAGGATCAGGATACACCACGCCTCCAACAGTTACGGTAAGCGCGCCCAATCAGGCTAATGGCGTTCAAGCAACCCTTGTGGCGTCAATTTCCAATGCCGCCAGTACAATTACCAATATCAGCATCACCAGCGGCGGCACTGCGTACACCAGCTTTCCTACAGTCACGATTGCGCCGCCTAGCAACCCTTACGGCGTACAAGCGCAGGCTGTTGTGACCAGCATCACCAGCGGCGCCGTCTCGTCTATTCAAATCACTAACCCCGGTTATGGATACACCACAGC